CAATGATTGCAATTCAGCTTGTGCTTCAGGTGACGCACCCAATAACGCTTTAGCCATTTGGTCACCAACAACAGGACCTTGTGCAATAATTTGTTTTAAAAATTCTGCGTTATATCCTGCCGCAGATAATTTACCTAAATCTTCAGTAAACCGTTTAATGCCTGTCAATTTGTCTTTTAATGCGGTAATAAGTTTGTCAGCGGATTTTGCCCCATTAGTAAACAAATCACCCAAATTAACGTTAGTTGCGTCAGCAAACGATTGTCTAAAGTTGTCTATCTGTGTCTGCACTGCATCTGCATAATCTTGTTGTGCTTTAACCATATCGGCTTGATACTTGGCTTGTAAATCTAAAATAGATTTGCGTGTTGCAGTAACATAATCAACAAGTTTTGTGTCTTTAGGCGTAGTTGTAGTTGTAGCCGTAGTTTGAACCGTAGATACAGTAGAAGCATTTAATTGTGCGTAATAAGTCTGAACTCGGTTCGTTTCAGCAATTCCCGCTTTATCTGCCGCAATGTCACGTCTTTTTGCAGTAGCTTCATCATACAAAGGTATAACGTCACCAACTTTATAGCCTTTAAACAAAGCTTTGTAAAGTGGGTCATTTATATTTGCGGCTGTAACTTTAATAGTTGCAACAGTTGGGTGCTCTTTTAAATAGGTGTCATTAAAATCACGTATAGCTTTTAATTTTGCAATGCTAGTCAATTGTTCAACGCGAGCGTCCTGTGCCGCAGTGTAAGGGTGTTCAGGGGTGCGGTCAACTGCCGCCGCGTCCATTTGACCGTTTAACGCAATAAGTCCCGCAGTCAACAAACCAACCGCAATAGCAATAGCACCAATACCTGTTGACGCTAACGCAATAGTAAAACCTTCAGTAGCGGCTGTTGACAACGCCATAATACCGTTGTAAATAGTTTGATAAACAGTTAAACCCATTAAACCAATTTTGTATGCAACAAATCCTGCCGCAATACCTTCAATTAACGGCAACCACGGTTTAACTAATTCAAGTGCAGATTGAAACCAAGTTGCTAATTGACTTAATACAGGCAACAAAGTCATACCAACGGCTTCATACAAATTTTTCATTGTTACTTCAAATTTGCCGTAAGGGTCTTTATCAGCCGCCGCTTTAGCGGCACCTTGAAAATTATTTTTTAAATAGCCAAGTTTGTCGTCAACATTTTTAACTTCAGGTGCCAACTTAACCAAAGACGTTGTTGAACCGTTATACGCTTTAGCCATAGCGGTTGTAACTGAACCTAAATCTTTACCTGTTTCTGACGAATAATTTAACGCAGTATTCAATAAATCCATTGCTTCAGCGCTGTCGTGTGTGCTACGCAAAAACACTTCAAACTGTGGACGTAAATCTTCAGCTTGCACATTAGACAATTTTTCAAGCGCGTCAATCTGTGCCAAAACACTGTCAACTTGTTGTTGATTTGCGCCTGTTGTTTTTTCCATTTGAATTTGCAACAATGTTTGTGACTTAACGTTTTGGATAGCTTCTTCACCAGCTTTTTTAAGAAAACTAATTGCCGCAATACCAGCCATAATGCCACCAAGTTTTTTAGTTGCTTCACCAAAACCGTCAACCTTAGTTGATTGCGCTTTAACAGTTGACCCTAATTCTTTAAACTTGTTTTCAATACCTTCAATCTGTGACTTAATCTGCGCGTTTTCAAGTTCAACACGAACCTTTAAATCGGCAATAACGTCAGACACTTAATCACCGCCATTTCTTCATAAAGTTTGTAACAAAAATTTGATTTGCTCGCGGTTTAACTTTAGCAACCGCAGGACGCAGATAAGGGTATTTTACTCCAGACTTCCAACGTGGATTACCAAGTTCAAGTGCGCGAGCATAAACCATTGTCGGAAACACGTCTGCATAATAAGTTCCAAACCCTTGACGCAATTCAGTGCGAACAGACGACGCTAACGCACCCGTAACACGGTTAGGCGGTTGACCGTCACCCTTTACAAGTTCGTGACCACGATAACGGTCACCACCTTTGCCACCGTAACGTCCACTGTTTTGACGTGTAAACAACAATTGTTTTGTTTCGCGTTCAATAGCTAATGCAACTTGTGCAACACCATATGCCGCCGCTTGTTCAATCTTTGTTGCGTTAATAGACAAAGTGTGCAACACGTCTGACAAGTTAGTTATTTCAATACGCGCGGTCAACGTTTTGCCTTTTCTGTTTGAACTTCGTCAGAAACATTTGCTATTGCCAAAATCCAATCTATCAGTGCGGCAGGTTGTTCATCAGTTTGTAACGGTGTCCAACCAAAACGTTCTGCACAAATAAAATAACGGTATTCTTCATCAGGATAATCAAAGTCTGGGTGACGTTCATTACCCGATAAAATCCACCGTAAACGTTCTAGTCTTCGGTAGGCGCTTTTGGGTCGTCAATGGTTTCCGAATTCTTTGACAAAGACGGAAACAATGCTGGCAAACTTTTTTCAACTTCAATGCGTAACGTGTCATAATCCAAAATAGATAGCTCACCCAAACTTTCAGGCTTAACATTAGGCGGCAACAAGTCAAACGACCATTCTTCAACCATTACAGAAATGAAATTGTCTAACAAAGTCATACCGTTAGCAACGCTTTCTGAAGCGTCCGCATTACGGTAAACCTTCATACGGTCTTTTTGTTTTAATGTTGCAGGGTCACGCAGTGTTGCAGTTGCACCACTAGGCAATTTAATAATTTTAGACATTTTGATACCTTCCGCCCCCCGTAAAAATAAGTGTGACGGGACAACCATACGGAAGGCTGGCTGGTTATCCCGCCAACTTTATTTACTGGTAAGTGCCTGACGTTACTGCGTTCTGTGAAACAAACTTAATAGGTGCATAACCACCAGTTGAACCTGCGTCAGTAGTATTACCGACACCAGTCAAGTCAATCATTACTTCAACAAAATCCTTGCTACGGTCAATAACCGCGGCAGTATATGCGCCCTTAGTAATAGTTGCTTGCAACTGTGTTGCGCTTGCACCTGAACCGTTAGTCCAGTTAATTACAATTGCTGGCTGTGAATTAGACAAGAAATTGGTTAACTGTGTGTCGTTCTCCATAACAAACTTTAGTTGACCCTTAACTTCAAGTGGACCAACAAAAATTGAATAAGGGTTTTGCGTGTTGTTAATACCGTAAATAGGTGTGACGCTACGTGTCAAAGTCAAAGAACCGTCAACAGTGTTAGACACAGTTGAACCTGCAACAGAAACAGTAGCTTGCCAAACAGGTGTTGGTGTGATTGTGCTAAACGAAGGTGTCGGTGTTGACGCGGTAGTTGACTGCCAACCTGTTGCTTTAGCGTCGTATTCAAGCAAACCTTCAGCGCTAAAAGTTAAATTAAAATCGTGTATTTGACAACCAGCATATGCGCGCACGTTAGCAACATAAAAATCTGTAACAGTAAACGCGGTAGGTTGCGCGTCAGTGCCAGTTGCAGACGCATTTTTAAGGCTTACAGTGTGCGTAAAAGGCGCAACTGAACCAGTAGTTGCAACAGAACCAAGCAAACCAGCAATAGCCCACGGAATAGTGTCCGCAAAAACAGGTCCACCAAATTCAACTGTTGACCTGACACGACCTTGAACATAGTTGTAATTCTTGTTATTTGAACCGCGCAGACCTTCGTCCATTAACGGGTCAATAATGTCAACGGCTTTAAACTTAGAAACACCAACAGGAATGAACGCAGTCGGTGCGACTGGTGTTCCTTTAGTTGTTTCTTTAGCTATACCAAGATAACTTCTTACACTGCCTAATACTGCCATTTAATTTACTCCGATTTTTCGTTTACTGCGGTTAAGTCAACAACACCAGCCGTTGCGTCGTCTGCTACTTCACCCGTAACAGGTTCAACAGTCAAGTCGTCACTATTAGCAACGACTGTCGTAGTTGCGTCGTCTTCAGACAATTCAACAACTGGTGTTGGTTCTACTGGTTCGTTTGAACCAAAAACTTTTTTTGACGAACTAATACTAACGCCGTCTGCGACAAAACCAGCAGGTGCGTCAAACACGTCACCTTTATTTACAACTAAACTTAAAGTAGGAAACACAAGTTCCTGTTCGCCTGTATAAACGTATTTAGTCATTCTTTTCTTCCTAAGCTTTAAACATTTGTGTCACAATAAAATTTATTCCAGCCCAAGTTTCCACTGCACCACCGTCATTAGTTTTTGGTTCACCGTAAGAAACCGTTATTGAAGGTTCTGCCGCTTGCCAAATAATGTCGCCGTCTGACTTACCTAGTCTATGACCACCAGACCGCAGTTGCGTTTTAATGCCGTCAATAATGTTGTCAAAATCTGTCATTGCGTCCTGCGCATAGTTTTGCATAGAGTGCGTAAACACTTGAAATTC